CAGCAACAGTAACACCAAGCCCGACACCACCATTTAATCCTGCTACTCTCAGTCCACAAATTTGGGTTGACTTTTCTGACACATCAACAATGACATTTAGAAGTGGAACAAATTTCTTGAGCAAGATTACAAACAAAGGTGTCTATGGATCATTGACAGCATTTACTCAAACAACTGCCGCTAATCAACCTCTCGTAACAGGAACAACTCAATTCTCAGGATCAGGACTTTCTGCTGTTACAATTTCCAATGATTTTGTTACTTCAATAGTTTCAACAACTGCTTCAACAAATTGGACCAAAGTAATTGTCTGCACCAATCTTGGAAACAATGCATCATTCAAGTTCGATGATGGTAGTGGTGGATCATATGCTGATTATATGGCTCAAGGTTCTGCAATTAGAAAGGCGTTCTTTGCGGGTGGATCGTATTATAGAAGAGATTGTACGGTTACTGGAAGACCAAATAGTGGGCAAACCTTTATTGATTATGTTTCAACATCAGGTATTTCTATTATTTCTTATTCTTCAATAAATGGAAGTGGAATGACTGAAAATGTTGTTGCAGGATCTAATTATGGAACAGCGGCACAAAATAAACCACCTGTTTCAACTTTGTATTTGTTGAATGATCCTGGTGATGGTACAATCTATAGTGGAGAGATTGGTGAAATGTATTTCTTCACAAGGGAATTGACATCAACAGAGACAACCAACTTATTGAATTATTTGAAAACAAAATGGAATCTAAAATATTAGTATGAAAGGTTGGATCAAATATAACACAATAGCAGAAGCAGATCATTTAGTTACAACAATAAATGGATGTATTGGTTTACCTGAAGGTGAAACAATAACATGGGACACACCAAGATCTTATTGTTCACTTGGTCCTACTTCTGCGTATACTGAATTCTATGGTTATGTTGTTAAGGTTGACACAGATCAAATGGGTCAATGTTTAACACAAGAACAATTAGCATCAATCATAGAGATTCCAACTGATTGTGGAATATGTACTGATTGATGTAACAAAAAAATATATTTAGTAATATGAGTCAAGAAATAAAATATGATGGAGACGATTTGTTAAAAGTATTCGATTTCGGTGCTGTTGCCAGAGTTCCAATCATCGAAGAAAATTTAATCGTAAACACAAGAACTCCCTATGTCTATTATGGACCTGCAAACTTGGCTCCTCAGGAGTTGATTCGCCTATACAACTCATCCCCCACTCATCGTGCTGCAGTTACATCCAAATGGTATGGAGTTCGTGGGGAAGGTATTACATTGTCTTCAGGAGAGAATGATCGTTTGGTCATGGTAAACTCTCTTGGAGACAATCTTTTTGACATCTATGTAAAAGCCGCTTTGGATTTCGTTCTTTATGGTGGCTTTGCAATCAATACAGTTTGGAGAAGAGATCGTGATCAAGGATTTGAGATGTATTATATGGACTTCTCCAAGTTAAGAGCCGAAAGATCTGATCTACATGACAGAATAAATAACTTTTATTATTCTGCTGATTGGGCTTTTCCAAAGAAGTTTGTTCCTGTTCGAATACCAGCATTTAATGCAAACACAGAAGAACCATCTCAAGTATTCTATTACACAACACATAGTGCAGGAAATAACTATTACCCCACTCCAACTTATTGGGGATCTGCAACTGCAATTTCTACGCAGTGTGAGATCTTTAACTGGCATTATAACAACATTGTGAACGGTCTTGCACCATCACTATTCGTGTCTCTTCATGGAGTACCAGCACCTGAGCAAAGAGAAGAGATCTATAAAAACATGATGGCAAAATATGGTGGATCGAATCAAGCAGGAAAATTATTCTTGACATTCTCTGATTCAAAAGAAACTGCTCCTGAGATCACACCGATCCCTTCCAATGGTTCTGACAAGTTGTGGGCTGAACTTAATGACATGGTTCAACAGGCAATCCTTACTTCACATCAGATTTCATCACCTGAACTATTGGGTATTATAACTCCTGGTGGACTTGGAACTCCTGATCATATGGAAGCACAAGATCACTTCCATAACTTGGTGATCAAGCCAATTCAAACTGAGATTCTTAACATCTTCAATAAGTTGTTACTAATCAGAGACAAGAAACCTGCTGACATAATTGTTGACCAATTCCAAATGGTTACAGTTGCTGACAAAGCACCAATCAAAATTGAGGACATCAACGAAAGAAGAGATGTGGCAGTAGATGAAATAAAAGATGAAACAATCCAACAACAATGAGTCAATTTATAGTACCACAGAACATATGTCTGATCTCTGAGAACAAACTTAAAAACTTTACTGACATTGATCAGAATGTTACAAGTGCTGTTCTCTTACCTTTCATCCAAACGGTTCAACAAACAAAACTCGAGTACATCATCGGCTCTCGTTATTATGTTGAATTATTGAATCAGGTTTCAGCATCAACTCTTACTGACATCAATTCAAATTTCTTGAACTTTTATGCAGCCCCGATGTTGATTTGGGCGGCATATGCTGAAGCACTTCCATCTGTTTTTATGAGGATCAAAAACAACGGTATTGTTACAGGTGCAGAGAATACGGTTACAATCTCCGAAATGAATTATATGCAGAAGCGAGCGGACGACAGGTCGCAATTCTTTGAAGCAAGACTTATTGAACAAATTGTATGGAAC